AATTAGGATTTCGATTTTTGGCCGTTTCCATTTGCACCTGTAAAATCTCGCTCAGTTAACCATTTCACTGAGAAAATAAAATAAAAATTTGCGCCGCATCAGTTATCCAATGCGGCGCAGTAGTGATAACTTATTAAGTGGTCAATGCAATGGCGGAAGTACTTAATACAAGGGTAGCGGATGTTTTTGTGTCATCAGAACGAGTAAACTCACATAAGATATTGTTGTTAACATCAACATCAGTTATAACATGGCCAATTACCGTGTGTGTATCTCCACTAAACAGAGTAAACACAGGGTTACAAATCATTATTTTGTATCCAGAGGCGGGCTTTGTTACAGGCACAGTCCAGCGCACAATTCCATCGTCAGGTATTGCGCTCACAATTACCCTGGTCTCAAAGTCTAACATGGTGGCAACACCGCCGATGCTTTGTGCGGTGAATCCATCCCCCATCCTAGCTACGGCACGAGCAAGCACCTGGTTAGCAGAATCGGTGCATTCCAGCACAGTATTGTAAGCCGGAATAGTAAAGGTCTTGGCACTGTTATCCTTTACATACGGCAGCAATTTTGTGCCCGTCATAATAGCATTCACATCAGCCTTCGCCTCACTGGCCGCCGCATTTGCCTGAGTAGCCTTGGTATCAGCAGCACTCGCCGCCGCACTCGCCTGAGTAGCCGCAGTATTCGCTCCATCAGCGGTCGCCTTAACAGCATCCAACTGCCCCTTATTAACACCATCATTTGCAGTAGTGCCGTCCTTCACACCTTGCAACTTAATAGGTTGATTGCTGGCATCCGCTAAGGTTACGCCATCACTTTTCAGAGACATACCTGCCCCGGCACTATTGGTGATGTCAAAAGCCTCGCCACTCTGTGACAGGCTTGTGTTAGCTCCACGGGAAGAAAAGTGCAAAGCACCCGTCATGGTGTCCCCAGACTTCTTCACATAAGGCAAAGCCTTAGTTCCAGCCAGGATTTCAGCAACATCAGCACTTGCCTGAGCAGCTTCAGTGGCAGCTTCATCAGCCGCCGCCTTAGCAGCGTCAGCCGCAGTTTTAGCTGCACTTGCATTGGTGTTAGCCTGAGTAGCCTTGGCATCCACCCCATCCGCTGTAGCCTTAGCAGCCTTAGCCTCCTCACTCGCCTTAGCAGCGTCAGCCTTAGCCGCATTAGCCGCCGTCTGAGCCGCACTCGCCGCCGCATTTGCCTGAGTAGCCTTGCTATCAGCCGCACTCGCCACATCATGAACAGTAGCCACATAGCTATTATCCGCCTTTTCATTCAACTGATACAGGTTTACAGCTTCATTGTCATTCGTAGCGGCAGAGATACCTTGCAGCTTAACGCTATTACCAGCATTGTCTCCGATAGTAACCTGGCTGCCATCCACCTTAACGAATGCCCCGTTAGCGGCCTTAATGCTAACACCACCGTCAGCTGCTGCAAAACTGCCCTTTACAGCACCGCCAGCATCAGCCATAACCAGCGGCCCGGTCATTGTGCCACCAGCCTTCTTCACATACGGAAGCTCCGTCTGTCCGCTGGTCATGCCATTCACCTTAGCGTCCAGTGCCTCGACCTTGGCATTGCACTCTGCCACCACAGTGTTCATGTTAAGCACAGTCTGCTTCACATTCTCCATGGCGGTTTCCAGCTTACTCACCGTCACCAGCATATCGCTGACAGACTTATCCAGGCCGCTCATTTGCTGCTGCATCTGACTGGTCAAGGAATCCAACTGGTGAATATCTGTCTCGCACTGAGTAACCCTACTCGTCAGGGCCTCAATCTTCCCGCCCAGCTCAGCCCTAATCTTAGCATCCTCGCTGGTTCTCGCCGCCACCTCGGCATCAATGCTTGCTTGCAGTTTCCCATCCTCGGTCGCTCTCGTGCTGGCCTCCGAATTGATATTGTTCTGCAACACCGTATCGGCAGCGGTTCTCTCGCCCTGCTCGGTAAGAATCTCCTGGTGCAGCGTACTGTCAGCATTCGTCCGGTCATGCACCTCTTTATCCAGCGCAGACTGCAAACTAGCCTCGGCCGCTTTAGCCCTGGCACTCTCGGCATCGACCTTCCCGTCAATGCGCTGCTCCTCACCCTTAGCCCGGGCCACTTCACCATCAATCCGTACACCCAGCTCCTCCTCAGCATCGGTCGCCCTCTTAACCTCAGCATCGACCTTAGCATCAATCCTCTGCTCCTCAGCCTTAGCCCTCAGAGTTTCGTCATTGATACTCTCCTGAAGCTCCGCTTCGGCATCCTTAGCCCGCTGAATCTCGGCATCAACCTTGCCCTCAATCCTCTGCTCCTCGCTCTTGGCACGGGTTACTTCTTCAGTAACCCGTTCGCCCAGGGCGTTCTCAGCAGCAACAGCACGGGCAATCTCAGCGTCAAGGTCATTCTTAACGCTCTCGATATTCTTCTTATTCAGGAAACCACCCCAAATACACGCGCCGTAGTTCTGAATCAGCTCAGCCAGTTCCCGCTCATAGTCGGTCTTGTAAAAGCACTTCCGGGAGATGAACCAAAACGCATAAGCGTTAGGCTGCTGTTCATCCGGCACATACATCAGACTGCCCTTGTCCATAGCACCGCTGCCTACGCCCTCGCACAGTTCCACTGCGATGTCGCAGCCCTGTCCCAGCAGAATCTCAGCACACGCCTTACTCGTAAGACCCTTACGGTTCACATCGTTCTCATTCCCGACGGTAAGCATAATCACTTCCCGGGTGTCAAGGTTCTGTCCGATACAAACACGGCTCGTCTGCTGACCAGCGTTCGGAATATTAGCCCTATAGATATCATCCGTCACCTGGCCATTCTGAATCAGCACCCCGGAACAGCCCATAGCATTCTCGATGGTGTCTCTCAGCATTTGGTCAACGCTCACGCCGTTGTTATACACACGCATAACGCCAGCCCGGGTGAAACCTACAGTATACAGGGTCGGCTCCTCGGCAGACTGAATAGGAGCGCCGTGCCAAATGGCCTTGCCGTACCAGCCGTTCTCAGTCTTAGGAATAGCCACCAGCATCTTGTCGGCGAACTCCACCTTACTGGCATTGAAGATACCCTGCTCAATCTTGCTGTTAGTGGTGTTGCCATAGGCAAGGTGCAGCTGCATCCGAATAGGCTCACCACGCCTATCCACACACGCCTTGTGAACCAGGTGATAGGTGGAACTCTCGTTCGCATAGTACCCTTCCTCGACCCACACCTCGTCAGGGCCGTAGTAAGCACCGTTTTCCTGTGCGGCCTGCTGCAAGTTGTGAAGCGTCTTATAGCTCTCAGCCATTACAGCGTTGTAATTGTGAATGCACACATTCACCCTGTCAGTGAGATTGTTTACAGCTTCGTACAAATCCATGCCGGACACTACGCTCGGGCAAGGAGGCATAGGCCCGCAAGGAGGCATAGGAGGTCTGCCCATAGGCGGCTTATCTTCCGGGCAAAACGGAGGGAACTTAGGGCCGCAGCACTCAGGCGAATGGTCATTGAAATTATGTTTCATATCTTAATACACTCCCATAAACAAAGTTTCCAGCTCGGCAATAACCATCATGTCAACATTGATAAGTGACTGCCGATAAGTCTTGATAAGTTCCGAAGGGTTAGCTCCTCTACGCCCACTACCAGTGAGCATTTCAGAACCGCTTTCCCCGGTCTTGGAATGCTCGGAATGCTCGTTACCAGTCTTTACATTGGTAGCCACATTCCTTTCGCTATCCTCTTTCGTGTTACCTTTCGCATTTGTGTTCTCGTCATTTGTATAATCTGTAGTCCCTTTATTAGCACCAGTTTCATCCCACTTAGTAACTTCTTTTCCCTCGGTAGTCGTGGTGTTATCGTTAGCCACCTTCTCAATATCGTCAATTACATTGTTATTGGTCTTAGTCTCAGCGGTCTCACTCTTAACTGTGCCTGTCGTATCTGTGTTGTTAGTGCTGTCACTTTCATCATGGTTAGTTGTAGCCTCAGTGGATGACACATTGGTGGCCGTAGTTGCGTACCCGTGTGTAGTACGGGTGATAGTCCCATCAGGCGCAGTAACCACGGTCGTCTCAATACCAGCTTGTGGAATGTCACTGAATGTGGTATCTTGCGTTCCGTTCTTCTTTGCCGTACCATCGGATTCTACGCTCCCGACTTCCTTCACATTCATATCGGTGGTATCAGTTTTAGTTCCGCTCTTTTCCTCAGACAGTGCTTCGGTACGCTTGCCAGTTTTATCCTGGGTCAAGTCCTCCAGCTTCTTTCCGGTAGTGTCAACAGTCTTATTGCCTGACTTGTCGTAGCTTCCCACGACTTTCTCATTGGCAACTTGCCCGACAGTTTGGTCATGCTTAGTGTCCTCATTTCTGCTGAACACTTCACCGACACTCTCAGCCCGTTTGCCCTTGTTCTTAGACAGGGATTCAAAGAGCTTATCTGTGCTATGCTCTCTGCCCTCCTGGAAGAACTCAGTTGCCAGCGGATTGAACTCAATCAGTGTGCTTTCATACAGCTTATTGTAGTACGGCATGATTTCATTCATTTTCCTACGGAGGAAGAAGTTGAATCTATCAGGCGTTTCTTGCCCGATTTCACGGAAATAGAAGTGGTCTATGATTTTCTGATTTAGGTACGGTCTGTATTCCTCTGAGAAGATAGGGTACTGGTCAAGGGCCAGGGGATAGCCACGGTCAACCAGGTATCTAAGACTTACAGTGTATTCACCCATGTTAGCCTCCTAACCCCATGGGTCTACCAGCGTTTTCGATTTCTCTATTAACGATGTCAGCCCCGGTCTCAGTGGTAGTGGTGGTGGGCAGCTCAGTATTAAGAGCGGAGAAGTCCTGACGGAAGTTGACCTCGATGTCAGTCCCGAACATCTTGTTAATCTGCTTAGCTGCCTGTCTACGGGAATTCAGCATAACATATCTTTGCGCCTGTACGCCGCCCAGGTTAGAGAGGATTTCGTCAGACACAAGACGCTCCCTCTTTTCCGTGTTGGCATTTTCCACGCCGAAGATAGTCATAGCTTCATTCCAAATCTGACGCTTCAAAATATTCAGCTTATCAGCCACAAATGGAGCCTCGGTCTGCATACACTGAATACCTTTCAGGTCTAAGTTCTTTGCCCCGAAAATGATAGGTTCGTTACCATCGTATTTTTCGTAGACATTCTTCATGGTGAATTGCTGTGATTCATCGCACAGAATAGCAACAGGGGTTTTCTGTGCTTTCACATTCACATCAATGGTACGCTCAATCTCGTACAGCCTACGGGCATACAGGATGATAGTCAGCATTGATGGCGTGTGTAAATAGTTGTTGAAGATTAGAACGCTATCTTTATTGGTAAGGTTCTTCTGATACCCATTGTAAGCATACGCTCTCCTGTTGATAGGAATGCGGTACATATCAAGTGGGCCACCTATCATAGAGGTTGCGACAAGGTTTCCCAGCACTTCATCGTCAAAGTAGACGAGATAACCGTACTCGCATAGAGTGAGTTCTATGAACCGTTCGTCTACGGTTTCAGGTAGGCCGCTCCACTCAAACATATTGATGGCGATTTCCTGTAACCGTGTCATGTAGTCAATGAAGGTGTCATTGTTGAGCTTTTGGGCAATCCATGAGCGCTTAGGTTTTTGCATTTTCAGAGGGTTGAACCTCTGCGGTGATAGAATATTACCGGGCAAGAATTTTCACCTCCTTGTTACTTTGCAGGGTTCTGTGCTGAGTAGTCACCTACAGCGTCTATATGCCATAGGCGAATACCTCGGGCGAATGCTGCTTTTATAGCATCCATGCCCTGTACGGGAACAGAACCGAATATGCACGGGTTTTTGAGTTTGACATAGTTCCAGGATGCACGGGTGTTTAGGTTAGGTTGTTTGACGGTGTTTACAGCGTAGCCGAACATATCGAAGAAGGTGTCAAGGCGTTGCAGAGTGTAATAGTCAGGGCACATTCTTCTGAGTTCAAACCCATGCAGACCCATAGCAAATGTCATAGAATCTCCAGCCGTAGAACCCTTAACAGTTGCTCCTTTAGAGCTAAATAGATTAGCAAAGTCTGAGACAGTTTGTAAACCTTCAGCCAACTGCTGAGACGCAGACCCTTGCGCGATTTTACCCGCAGCTATATCGTCCATCATGGTATTGAAAATTTGAGTGTCAGCATTAACAGTTGCAAGAGAGGTGGTCAAAGACGCAGGAGCAGCATAAGCAGCGGCAGCAGTTACAGCAGCTTTTAGGCCCGCTTTAACAGCGTCTCCTAAGAAACCGTAGCTATTCCACACGCAGTTAACTGCTTGTTCAAAGGATAGCCCGTATTCATTAGCACCTGTTCCAGTTGACCTGTAGCCCATGTACTGCGGTGTAAAGAACATGGAGAAGGTGGGTAGAAATCCAACCCTGCATATGGCTGTTAGGGTATCTGTTCCAAACAGTTCAGGCAGCCACGACACTTCTTCACCTGTGTCACTTGTAGCTTTGATGTAAGTAAACTGCCCATTCAGCAGCTTCTTATTTCTTATTTTATATGCCCCTTTTACAGTGTTGAAGGATTCATCCTTTAGGTTTATTTTGGTCTGTACGGTTATATCCTCAGTTCCCCAACCCTTCTTAGGTTCACACGGCGACATATAAACAGACACCACAGCGTTCTGCCCGTCAACAGCAGCCAGCTTTTTGAGTAGACTGGTAACTTCGCCGTATTCCTTTACATCGTAAACCTTATACACAGCACCTGAATAAACCCCTGAATATACTGCGCCGTCAAATCCTAAGAAGATTGACTCAGTTACAGAAGATGGAACAGCGGTTACTACTATTTTCGGTGAGGTTGATATGCCTAAAGATGTGGTGTCAACTCTCTCATGGTTGACAACATCCTCACACCAAATAGGTATCTCCACAGGTTCAGGCACAAGGTTAGTGAACGGGTTGTCCTCTGACTTGCTTGCGTGTTCTCTTTCCACAAAGCACGACTTGATTTGAAACTCAAACATGAAGCTCTGTAGATAGTCAATCTCGTATACAATCTCTGTGTTGCTCGGGCTGATATAGTTCACTTGCCTAATAAACGCATAGAACCACTTCGACCCGTAGTTAGTGTTCTGAAACATGATGTAGTTACAGTCGTACAAATCGTCTGCGATTCTCGGAACACGACAGGTCAAAGGGCCACGGGGCTGGGCCACGCTGTTATTCACTCTCTGATATGTCATGTCAGTGAAGGTATACTTAGCTTTCCCCGTAAAGAAAGCCACCTGTTCACCTTCGCTCTCAAACCATCTTGTATCAGTATAAGTGCTATCGAGTGGCACATTTCTAAGCACTTTCACCACAGTGTTAGGTACATAGTCAGGCATAGTTCACTTCCTTTCTTTGAGGGGAGGTGTTACCCTCCCCTCGTTTTGTTAGGGTTCAGAGATTGTTACAGTCTTGGTTCCCTTCTTGCTGCCATCGTACACGCTGGTTGCGGTGATAGTCAGCTCGGTATTGGTCTCGTCAGGCGGGACAAGGAGCTTACCAGTCCAGTCAATCATAGACTTGACAGGGTTAGCACCGCTGACCGTCCAAATTACGCCCTGGGGCGCAAGGTCGGTAGCAGTTACCGTAGCGGTGTACTGCGCGTTCTGTCCCAGCTTCAGGGAATCCGGGCCGTTGACAGCAACGGAGGTGATGGACTGCGCCGTGGTTGTGAAGATAAGGGCGTTGGCAAAGGGAGAAGTGCTGAAGGTTTTCCACACATGGTAGAAGTAGTTCCAGTACAGGCCCTCGCCGTTGTAGTTCTCGGTGAACTGCATCAGGTTATCGAACACCATGAACCACTCACGGTCAACCAGCGCGGCGACACATCCGGTGAGAGTACCGAAGTTATCAATGAGAACACGGTGTCCCATGAACTCGGCCTTACTCATGTTGAATGCGGAAGCCAGCACCTCCACATCAATGACGGCATCAAAGGCAGCATCCAGGATAAGGAACTGGTCGTTCTTCTTGGAGAAGTTCATAACGCCCATAGCGTTATACTGACTGGACATGAACTCCAGCTTATTGCTGACTGCCTTGATGTCGGTCACGATTTCCTTGGCGGTAGCGGCAGAAGGTTCGGGGACAACAATGGGGTACATACGGCCCTTTGTGGCAGCGTCCTCGATAAGCTGCTTCATGCACAGAAACTCGTCGAACTCAGAACCAGTGTACATACTGTCCACGATTCTTGCAATCAGGTCAGTCACGCCTTCCGTGGAAAGAAACGCCTGGCGAAGCTGCTCCTGAGAAATGGTGGCCTTGTAGAAGTTTTGCAGGTTCATTTTGTGGAACACGGCAGACACATCAGGGATTTCCCGCTTGAACACCGTTTTCTCAGCCAGGATAGGGTCAAAGGGGTGGGCCTTAGCGATGTTGACGAAAATTTCCTCAACGGTCTCGCCGTATTCCATCATACCCTTCTTGAACATTTGCAGGGGGTTTTGGTACGATTTGCTTGTGATGATAACACGGGCGATACGGTTCACCAGGGCATTCAGAAACTCATTCTGCGTGGCCTGGAACTGCATCATCGCATTACCGATGTCACGGATATTATCCTGCGTAGCTACAGGAATCCGCTGGCGATAGGTGTCACTCGCATTGCTACGAATGGCGTTCAGGATGTTCACGCCGTTGCTTGTCAGCGTGGACGCATTGGGTTTTACCGGCATTTTGTTCACTCCTTTTTGAATAAAGAATCATACGAAATATTGTCGGTTTCAGGTTCAGGCTCAGGCTCAGCGGAGGGTTCACCAGCTTCATCATAACCGCTGAAAAATCTTTCACGGTACTTGGCTTTCATGTCAAGGTATTTCTGTTCCCATCTTACGCCGTCCTTGTCCTGCACATCAGAATCCGAATACGCGGTTGAATTGTTGCCACGCTCAACATCGTCCTTTTGTAACTCTGCAAGAGACTCCATGATTTGCTCATTGTCCCCGGACAATTCGCTTATTTTGATGTATAGTGCTTTTCTTTCTTCAGGTGTCATTTCTATTCTCAGCTCTCTTTCTTTTCCATTTTGATATATCCGTCAAAGCCTGCGGCCTTGAGACGGGCCAGCATTTTGTCGGCGTTGCTGCGGATTGCAAACGCCCCGACCTGTACTTTATACAGCACATCCTCTTTAGACGCAGATACAGGCGGCTTGTAGGTTACGCCGAAGTAGTCGCAAATACCCTGGGCGATGGTCTCGCCAATGAGATTCACATTCTCGACAATCCACTGTGCCACGGAGGGAACATCGTGGAAGTCAACCTCGATGTACGCCGTAGGAGCGGCGGGGACACGGATTTCATAAAGGCTGGAATCGACCCTGATATTCTCGCTTGTGCCGGGGGTAATGGGCGCCAGCCGATTGAAGATAGCCTTACACGCTTTCATGCCGTTGCCGTTCTCGTTGAAGCAGAACATTCTCGTGCCGGAAACCTCTCCGTTAAAAGCATTGGTGTGGATGCACACATGCAGGTCAGCGTCATAGGCATTGGATTCCTGAACCTTTTCCTGCATAGACTTCATGTGGCCCATCATGACACCGACGCCGGAACGGGCCAGGGCAGCTCTACAGGCTTCACCAATTCTGCCACACTGGACAGCTTCGGTCGTGCCGCCGTATGCGTAACGGTTATCACTCTGATTGCTGGGGGACAGATACACTTTCATTTTTACTTTACCTCCTTGTTATAGGTTGCCGTGGAAATGCAGAGAATGCCACCAATGAATGTAGCAAGCCCGGTCAGGGTGATACTGATTTCATCAGCATAGGGCCAGCCCCAAACGCCGCAAAGCAGTTTGTAAAAGGTCGCTACACCAGGCAGCAGCAGCATGACAAGCCATTTGCAGATGTCATATGCTTTATTAGGGATTTTCATTGTTCATACCTCCTTAAATATATTATATCAAACCGTACCGCCAGCAAGCAGGTACGCTATGAACGCTGCAATCAGAACGCTTATTACCTTATCGACAACACCATCCCATCGCTTTTGAGGAACACTTGTGATTGCTTTCACATCGCTCTTAATTTCTTTTAGGTCGTTTTTCATGTTCGACTGATTTGTGGCAAGCTCCTGTACCGACACGGCAAGCTCGTTGAGAGCTTCTTGATTAGCTTCCAGTTTATCAATGCGGGTTTCATTCCGTAGGCTTCGGTCTTTCACCTCTTGAAGCTGCAAAAGCATTTCATCCATGACACTTTTCCTCTCAAAATATATAAATTTTTCTATCTTTATTGTAACATAACTATTGCTTTTTGTCAAGAGGTATGTTATAATAAAGAGAGAAAGTAGGTGATTAGCATGGAATCCAGGTATTATGACGGGACTAAACTTCTGAGCATGAAAGACATTAACGGCGATAAGCCTGAGATTTATATGTGTACGACTAACAGAACGGGTGGCAAAACCACTTACTTTTCCAGGCTGTTGGTCAATAAATGGAAGCGCGGAGAGGGTAAATTCTGCCTGGTATATCGGTACAACTATGAACTGGACGACTGTGCTGATAAGTTTTATAAGGATATTAGAACTCTGTTCTTCCCTGGAACTGAAATGACAAGTAGGCGTAGGGCTAAAGGCGTATACCATGAGTTGTTCATTGATGATGTCAGTTGTGGTTACGCTATTTCGCTTAACAACGCCGATGTTATTAAGAAGTATAGCCACCTGTTTTCCGATGTGAACAGAATGTTCTTTGATGAATTTCAATCTGAGACAAACCATTATTGTCCGGATGAAATTAGAAAGCTGCTATCTGTTCACACCAGTATTGCCCGTGGCCAGGGGAAGCAGATTAGATATGTCCCTCTGTATATGTGCGCTAACCCTGTATCTATCATTAACCCGTACTATGTTGAAATGGGTATTTCTGAGCGGCTAAAAGCTGATACCCATTTTCTTAGGGGTGTAGGATTTGTCCTTGAACAGGGCTTCAACAAGTCTGCCAGTGAAGCGCAACAGGAGAGCGGATTCAACCGTGCGTTCGCAAGAAATAGCTATGTAGCCTATTCCGCTGAGTGCGTTTACTTGAACGATAATCAGGCGTTCATTGAGAAACCAGGAGGCAAAAGTAGATACCTCGCTACGCTACGCTATAAGGGCGTTGACTATGGGCTTCGGGAATATGGAGAAGCTGGGGTTATCTATTGTGATGATAGGCCCGATGGAACTTATCCCTCTCGAATAAGCGTTACCACTGACGACCATAACATAAACTATGTGATGCTCAAAAGTAACTCGTTGTTCCTTGGGAATATGAGATTCTATTTTGAGCGTGGGTGCTTTAGATTTAAGAACCTCAAGTGCAAGGAGGTTGTCTTGAAAGCACTATCTTATTAACGGTATCTGCTGTTGCGTCCAGCTCTGCACAGGGGAGAAAGCACAGGTGAAAGATTCCTGCTCCAACTGTGAACACGGCTTGCTTACCGCTTTGCTGGCGCAAGAGTGTTAGATACATAAAGGGTACAGTCTTTGTGACTGTACCCTTTTAAGTTATTTGCGTGTTTTTTCGGGCAAAGTTTGTTGTAATAATCAAAGACACACCACCCGTAATATGTGCAGTTAGCACAGAAATGCTTGCACCTATAATATTTTCTATACAATGTCTTGACTTTTATCCAAAACATAGTTCGTTTAATAAAGTTATACATCTTATGCACTGTGTTCACCTCATTTCGTATGTTGTTGTTACCAGGAGTACCCCGCCACGAATACGCTTGGGCCGTAACTTGCCGGGGACTTTTAGACCAATGTTAAAATCCTCTAATGTTCTTTTCTCCTGCACGAATTCCTGTTCTATCCTGTCGAGACTGTTAAACTGTTCCGGTGTGTACCCATTCATTGCCATAAGGAAAAGGTTCTTACAATGCTCGGGCATACCAGCACATTTTAGGTTGTAATATGGTTTCTCCACAGGTTCACAGTCCTCTTTTACTATGTGTTCTGCGTAGGTTTTTTGCCTCACAAAATAGCCATCATCCCAGCAGCTTTCCAGCTTCCAGCAACAGAAGTTTTTAGGGTGTACGATTATCCCTTTAATCTCCTCCGGCTGAAGGTCACAGTGAATGCTATCGGTGTCTGCGTAAATGAATCCAGGCTTGTCGGGGCCGTAGTAGTTTGCTTGTGCCGCTCTGATTGTAAAGTTCCGGGCATAGCTTGTTATGCAAGAGCCGACTGCTATATACCCTGGCTTCTTGTCGTTTGCTTGGACGGTATTGAAGCCTATACTCCTGTCCTCTTTTACATAGGCTATCTTGAAGTTAGAGTTAGGTGAACTGGCCATCTTACCGTAAAGGTTGTTGAGGAACAGCTTGGCAAGCTCACGAATTGCTCCTTTGTTGTTTAGTTTTATTTGTTTATACTTCTCTATATAATCGTCAAATATTCCTACCTTTGAATTGAAATAGCACCCGTCAAGTATTTCAAAGTCTACCAGGTCATAGTGTTCTTTGAATAACTTGAAATCAGTTTGCGTCATTGTTAGGGTGACTATAGCTTGTTTTAATGCTCCGTCAAAATCATAGTAGCTTCCGTAGTATCTTCCGTCTTTATCATTGTATATGTCAGAGGTTTCCAACATCTCTGTCATTTTATATAGGAAGCTGTTCTTTATCTGAATAAACGGGAGCTTACCAGGCTTCAAATAGAACCTGGTCTTAAAGCGAACAAAGAAAAACCTACAAGGCGCAAGTGCTTCATCCGGTATGGTGTTGCCTTGCCAAAATGTTGGTTCACCTATTGGGTAACTATTCCCTGATTCACTCGACATCATACTGGGGTATAGTGAATTCACATCTGCTGTTGTTCCATTGTGTTTCACCTGGCGTTCCTTGCCCCTGGCTAAGTAACACCATCCCCCGTGATAGCTGTTGTGGATGTATTCACCAGCGTTTGACGAACCATAGGAGGGTGCTATAGGTATCTCATATAAGTCTGGAAAATAGTTCTTGTACTTTAGCTGGCCTATTGATTTCTTATACTCTGAAAGACAGCAGCTACCTATGGTTAGTTTCTTGTGGCCCTCAGTGAACATAATCTCTAAGGCTTCCTTAACCACAAGGACATCGTTAGCGATGTAGTGTCGTTCTTCCTCTGTTATTTCACACCCTGCGTACCTAAACCCTGTGTATTCCATTTCAAGTTTTTTATGCTTTGTGCCAAAGGATTGTCCTATTCTTTTGACGCTGAACGGGAGCAGCTTCAAACTGTCACGGAACTCGATTGTTCTGCCGTTGACTTTAACTGCTATCCTGTACCATTGTCCCATCCCGGATATGCTGTAGGACACTGTGTTGTTTTTCATGGCTGTTGGCTTGACAAAATCGGGGTGTCCTTTGTCTGTGTCAACTAAGGCTTGGGTGAAGCCGCAGTCAATCAGGAAGTATGACAGCCAAAATGAGCCGTCAAATTTTAGGTTATGATAGTAACATACCACATTGGAATCCAGGGATTTGAAGTAGTCGAAGGTTTCAGCTATTGAGTGGTGTATGAATACTTCATCGGTGAACAGCTCTACACAGGCACTTGCCCACACTTCTGTATCGGTCTGCCCCTCGTATAAGGTTGTTTCAAAGTCGCCTACAAAATAGCGACACTTGCTCATGCTTCATATGAGCTGGCAAGCTCCTCCACCATCGCTGCTTCATCAGCACTCAGGGCTTCGCCTCTGATTATGGCGATAAAGCTGGCTAAGTCTGCCTGGAATGTGGGGTCGTCACTGTCTCGATAAATAATGTCGCGAAGGAGTGCAGCTACATCTTGTTGTGCTGCGTTCAATCTGAGGGCCATACGGGTACGACCCTCACGCATTAGCTGGCTTTCAAATATTCCTTGCACCATGCTATGGTGTCTTTCAGCAAGGTACATCTGCCAGCTAAAGAGGTTTTGGGTTTCCTCTGCGTCCGGGAATCTGTCTAAAATGTCCTGTACTTCTTGCAACACTTTATCCTCTATTCTCGGTGGCCCTGCCGGGGCTGCATAATCCGGTGATTCTCGATGCTCTACGCCACGCCTATAAGCTGCTTGACGCTCCATCTTACGGCCCGTGGTGGCTGGCACTACTTCGCCTGCCCATGATGTTTTATAGTAGCCTGTTTCGTAGAATTTTTGAGGTGTCCAGCGTTCCAGCTCTTTTACTGCTTTTTGGGTTATTTTGTTAGGACGGTCGGGCATTGTAAACTCGGGGAACACAAAGCCGCGCTTCTCTGCCCGTCTGATAAAGTCTTTTATTCTCCTCCTGTTTCTGTTATAATCTTGTTCTGCCTTTGTCAACTTGCGTTTCTTTTTTGCCATTTATAATTCCACCTTCCCAATAGAAAATTAAAGAGCCGGGATTGCTCCCGGCTCCTATACACAGCGGTTAAATAACCGTACAGGTCAGGAACTGCTTGCCGCTGTAGTTCTTGCTATCTGCCTTATAGCAGTCAAGCTGGAACTCCTCACCGGATTCAGACATTTCCTCCAGCACCTCCTGCATGGCGGTGATAAAGGACTGGCTTCCGGTGATGTAGGACTGCCCGGTCTTGTCAACCACCACGCACTTCTGATAGTCCTTGTTGTCACCCTTGGCCCGGTCGTTGTGGACTTCCATCAGGGCGTGGAAGTCGTAGTCGAGAACGAAGTGGTCTCCGGGCTGGATGATGTCGTCCAACTGAAGGGCGTTCGTGAAGTCCTTGATACGAACCTTTTCCTTTGCGGTCATTGTCTTGCTGGTCTCGATGATTTTTACACTGTAACCTTCCATGATGTTTTACTCCTTTTTTAATATAGATTTGATGTATTACTGGTCGGCGGTCTTGCTGCGGCTGGGAAGAACCTCAGCCATAGAAATGAACTGCTCCTCGGTCATGCCGTAGAGAGTTTCATTCACCTTGGTGCCAACCACATGGACGGCCTTGACTTTATCGTTGTCGATGATGGCAGAGACCTTCTTCATCATGGCCTTTTCGTCCTTGTAGGTTCGCGGCAGGGTTACGGTCTTGTTGAAGGGTTCTGCCTTAATCAAGTCCAGGCAGAGGACTGTCACCTCCGTGGTGAGAATCGTGCGTGTTACCATAGGTTTCTTCATTTTACTGTGTCTCCTTTCGTTGTTATAAGATGTTGATTAGTTGGGGTCCCCCGGAGTTGCACCGGGGACGGACACTATGACCCCATGTAGCGGCGGTTTGAGGCTATCGCCCCGCCGCACAGGAAAGGGAGGAAAGAATGGCAGCTCTCCTATTGGGTATACCTTATTATACCACACGGAGTAATAGTTTGTCAAGCGTTAAATTTTTAACAAACTATTATTTTCGGGAGAGGGCCAGGGGATTAGCGGGTGGGGAGAGTTTCCAATGCCCGGGCAATGCGGAGAAGGTTTTCATTCAGTTTGTCCAGGGAGCGGAGAATCTGTTGGAGTTCTTGAGTGGTCATATCTGTGCCTCCTTTCCGATTTTCTAATGTTGGTGCTGTACTAACCATACTCTTAACGCGCATTAGGCAATCATTCCAACCTTCGGTATAACTCTGATTAGCTATGCCGGGTTTCTTGCGCTCAAGTCGCTTTTGTAGAGCGTTTGCGTCAATGCTTCTTGTCATTTCTGCAACCCCTCGGGGATAGCCAGGATTTCGTCCAGGTGTTTCATGAAGTTAGAAAGGTCAAGGCAGGGGCGGTGATAGTTACATTTGGAGCAGTTGGCTGAGCCTTTGTAACCATAGGAAGATAACTCGTTGTAGGCGGTTTCAATGGCTTTACGCAAAGCACGGACTTCTTCTCGGGTGTAGCGGTTTGACAGGAAGCGTATCATGCTTTCACCCCCTTCAACCAATATTTTTTGCGGCATTCTATGCAGCTGGATTGTTCTTCGCACTTAAAATTAAACACAAGGTCTGCAGGGCAGACGAGCAGCTCTCCTGACGGGCCAGTAGGTGCATTGGGATATATCTTTTTGAATAGGTCTGCACGGGTGGTTAAAGGGTGAGCGGCTGACCAGTCCTCGACGGCCTTTATCAGCTTGGCTGAGAATTCCTTGGTGTAACGGGAGGGCATTTCTGCGCACGGTCTGTCTGCGTATAGCGGACAGTCTGAGCAGCGGTAATAACTGGTACACATCCGCTGGTATTCGGTCATGAATTTGTTAGCGTCCATTTTGAACCTCCTTGAGCCAGTAATTTTTACGACACTGTTTACATTCTCCATTTAACGGGCAAATTACATTTTTGTCTACAACGACAGGGCAAATTAACAGCGCGCCGCTACTGTCACTAAGTACGAATGGGTGTTTCTTTTTGAATAGGGCTGCACGGGTTGTGACAGGGTGGGCGGCTGACCAGTTCTCGACGGTTTTTGACCACTTGGTGATGAATTCATCTGTGTAATTTGACACAATTTCTTCACATTTGACATGGTGTGGGTACATAGGGCAATGCATGCAGTTTATATAGCTGGCGCACATCCTCTTGTGTTCAGCGATGAATTTATTAGCGTCCATTTTTACCTCCCTTGAGCCAATAATTTTTGCGGCATGTCTCACAAGATAATTCCGATGGGCAGAGCCGAAAAGGGTCAATGTCAAGTGGGCAAATTAGAGATGATACATCTATATCTTTATCTAATTTGCGTTCGTCCTTAGATTTGTTAGTGTTCATGTAAAGCTCCTTTCCGGTGGCCCTGGTGGGGAGAACCAGGGCCACCTTTTGAATTTTTAGATACAATAGCTGCGGAGGGTGAATCGGTTGAAGATGGTCTGTGAACGCAGACGGGAAATGGTGGTCAGGGCGTCATGCAGGGTGCATTTCTTGAGACCGATATGGAATGTTTCTCCGTTGAATTGCACACCGATTTCGTAAATTCTCATGGTTAATCCTCCTGCGTAAGACGGGACTTCATGACCACACTGTTTGCAATGAAGTCCTCCTCGGTCATGCCGTAAAGGGTCTCACTTGCGCCGTTGAATTTAGCGGACACCACCTTGAAAGTGGGCGTGTCCATGAGGGCGGCGAAATATTTCACCGGGTCTTTAATGCGCTGGTAGCTGGGAATTAGGTGGACGGTGGTGGTGACTTCGGTGGTCTCCAGGTTGATGCCCATTACATCGAATGAACCCTCCTGAATAGTGCGGGTAATGTAGTTCTTTTTCATAGTGATATTTCCTTTCATTTTATTTTGGGCGTTACCCTGACGGCCCGGGAGGGCCGTTTCGTCTCAATTTTCATAGACTCGTCAGAGGGTTTATACTGCGCGCCAACGGTAATTAGGTGAAAAATAACCATTATCAAGCATATTTCCAGTCACACTACGGGCGAACTCATGGAATTTTGAAATGTGTTGTGCAGATGTGGCGGTGTAGCCATATGCCAGGCGCAGAAAGTCGAAAAATTCATCAGTTTCGACATTGTAAGCCGCAACGATTGTCGAATAGCTGCGCAACAACATCCAGTCACCAACCTGCCCCCATTCAGCCCTACAGTGGTAGAGACGATACCAGGCAGGGGGCGAACTGGTACTGATTAATGCGTTAATATCGTTAACGATATTTTCAACATAGGCGTTGACCTCGATTTGTTCGTTCTTTTTCATGATGTTACCACCTTTATTATTATTTAGGCATATGCCATATACAGTCACCCGGAACGGGTAACTCTATACGGGATATGCAGTTGTCAAGGTTCACGCCGTTGTGGCCGGGTGGCGATACCCTCTGACCTTATGCCATATGAGCATTTCGGGTGGCTCTTCCCTTTCCTTGATTATATATTATCACAAGGGCGCTTAAATGTCAAGAACAATTTGAGAAAAAAACTGCACAAATTATATGAATGTTTTTAGGTAAAATGACGATGGTTTCAATGGGGAAAATGGAGAGGTCAAAAAATCCAAATCCTAATT